GCATACCGGCGTCGAACAGGTCTTTGTATTTCCAGCCGGCAGCAACCGTAGTGCGGACGCCCGCATAAAGGTGCCCCTGCCAGCTGTCGATACACTGGATTAACACCCAGCTGTCGGTGATGTTGTCCTTACCCGCCACCGTAAAACGGATGTCGCCATTGAATATCATGCCGACATTACGATCGGGATAATTACCCGCGTCATCCGCATTGCCGTCATACCCGGCGATCACCTGAATTCGGCTGAATTCCTGCGCCAGTATTCGGTTCTGCGTGGCCGGAGACAAATTATAAATTTTGAAATCACCGACGAAGCCGTTGAAAATCGTAGCCGGCATTTTCTGAATGTTGAAGGTCACCTTCAAATCGCTGAGGGATATGCCGTTACCTTTATCGTCCAGCAGCTGCAACTCAAAATGACGCATCCAGTTAAGTGACATTTTTACTCCGTTACGATAATGAGGTGACTGCCGATCCCTAGGTCATCTTCTGTCGGGTAATCCTGCCCATCAGCATCACAGATGACATACAGAGAAAAGCCCAGGCTAAGATATGCGTACTGCGCCAGAAGATTGGCCCCGGTCACCAGTGGAATGCTGCCAGCAATCAGCGAATCGCTGCTGTCACTCAAATCCAGATACCAGCATCCATCGCGCCAGATGACCTTAATCTTAAATATCGTGTCGCCGATGGTCGCGCTCAGAGATTGATTCTGAGGCTGCAGAGGAAGCTCAGTGTATGTCATGATCCCACCTTACTAACGGCAGACGCCGCTTTGCTGAGAACGGACTCTGTCGGTTGTTTAGGTGTTTTCACACCACTGTCCTGAACCGCGCTGGTATTGGCTCCCTGCGTCATATTTGCCTTGGATGCGCTGGTGATGGTCTGCGTCTGGGTGTAAATAATTTCCCGCAGCGTAACCGTGGCCATCAGAACGTTTTCTGACGCTTTATCAGTCGTCACCTCAAGCACGCGGATCATCATATTGCTGTAGAGCCGCTTGCCGGTGACAACATCGAATGGCTGCTTACTACGCTGCAATTCCAGTAACTGGCTGTAAATCTCCTTTGGGCTCGAGCCAGATGAAACCCCAATTGCCGAAGTGTCGACCATATCCAGCAGCGAGCCCCCGCCGGAAAAGCCAATTTCCATTACCAGATCGGATGCGCGACGAAACGCATGGTCAGCAACGTACCCTGCACCATCAGAGCTTGCGCCAGCAGACGATGACGTTGGGCGCTCAACTGGGTGCTCAGTGATTTCCAGCACATCACTGTGCTTTTCGCTGATCACAACGTCAGGAATGATAATGCCGATTTTACGGCTGCGCTGATGAAGAAGAACCGAGAGAATATCCATCAGCCGTTACCCCTGATAAGCTGCTGTGTTGCCCGTGCGCTGACCTGATTTTGCTTATCAGCCACCACGTTTCCTGCCTCGCGCGGGTCAGATACCCCGTGGATATTAATCGTGGTTTCCTGATTGACAGTCGGTGATGTAGCACCGGTGGCCGCACGGGTTATCAAGTCACCTGAGTAAATGTTGCGTCCATTTTCATGGTGAATAATGCCGTTCATCAACTGTGACAAAACGTGAGGATTCTGAAGATTGAGCGCCGCATCCGGGCTTACACCGAGGCTACTGGTGATGGCTTTAATATAAGCGGCTGTATCGTTCTCACTGCCGGGCGCCCAGGTCGAAATGATGCCCTGCACTGAGTTAATTCCCCGCCCTGCATATCGCAGCAACTGCTTTGCCATGGCCTCAAGACCGTCATAAGCCGTGCGGAATTTAGCAAAGCGGCCACCCGGCCCCTCCAGCTCGGCACCACGCTGACCAGCGAAGTTGAGATTCCCCGGATTGTTATTGCGCTCCCCGCGCTTCAGGTCACCGGCTGGCAAACCAGCGGAATCATCCCCGCCGCCGAACCATCCAGAAACGGCCTGCCCGATGCTGCGCGGGTCAAATCCGGTTTTATCTTTAATCCAGTCCGCCGTTGAGTTGGCGCTGGAAGAAACGCTGGGCAACGCATCAGGGCGGCTGCTGTGCTGCGACAGAATCTGTTTGCCAATGGTGACGACATCAGACCAGCGCCCCTCATTCACTGCACTCAGTAAATCAGCAATGAGGCTGAGCATTTTCCCGAGGTCGCGCAGATTGCGCATCGCATCGGTGAACTCAAACTTCAGACTCCATGTTTTGGGGTCGATGCCGAATAACTTAGCCGCCTGAATTGCCACATCTTTGATCGAGGCTATAAACCCATTTACGCCCTTTATCGCGGCATCAATTTCAGGCTTCCATTTGCCCCAATCGATAAATGACTTGCCGCCCTCTTTCCACGTCTTGTAGTCATCCCAGAGCAGTGCAACAGCAGCAACGAGGCCAAGCACCCATGTTATGGGGGATGCATACATGGCGCGATTTAGCGCCCACCAGGCGAGGGTCAGGCCGCCAATAAGCTCAATGAAGTCGCGCGTGCTGTTACCCAGCGTTCCCCACCATTCCCGAAGGTCTGATGCCCCCTGCATCAGGCGAAATAGCAGCTGTCCGATGCCGTCACCCAGAGCGAGAATAAACTTAATCCCGCTTGTCAGGGCTCCTTCAATTTTCGGGAAATTGTCCAGAATTTGTTTGCGCAGGGTGTCAATCGACCCGGCGAGACCCCCAGCCAGATTTGAGCCGATTTTATCTCGCGCCATGCCAGCCATCTGGCCGAAGTCACGCAGCGATGTCATGAAACGGTTTGAGCTAACAGCCGCTATATCGGCGTTGTAGCCTATAGCCTTCGCCATTTGCGAATACTGCGCACCGAACTGACCCACGCCGCGGCGCATCGCCATCAGCGTATTTTCATCAATGCCCAGCATCTGCGCGAACATGTTGGCGCGGTAGTACGGCATATCACGCAGCTTATCGCCCACGCTGGTAAATACGCTGGCCATGTCCCGCATGTTGCCTTTGGCGTCACGCGTCTGCACACCCAGGCGATTCAGAAATCCTTCGGCGCCGGGATTATTGCGCATGAAGCGTGATAATCCCTCCAGCGCCCCGCGAGCGCCATCGACTGTGCCGCCGAGCTGCGACACGGCATAGCCAATCTGCTGTATGCCTGCCACGGTCGCGCCGGTGCGCTGAGACATCCAGTAGAGATTATCAAGACCGCTGGCAATTTTGGCCGTGAACGCCACCACAGATAGCGCTGTGGCTTCGATAGCGGCGCCAGCTTTTACTGCATTCAGCGTGACACTCGTCAGTGTGGCATCAAACTTTTTAGCGCCTGAATCGTCGACCTGAAAGCCCAGGCTGATGAGGAAATCTTTGATGACATCAGCGTTCATTTGCGGCTCTCCAGCGGGCTATGCGTGCCTCGTTATCGTTTTCGAGATCAAGGTAATCGGCGGCTTCAGCAATCCGGCACAGGTCAACTGCACCGGAATCTAAGTCTTTGAAGTCGATCCGGAAAGCTTTCGCCACCCTCCAGATCATATCGGTACCATCCGGAAGCGTGTCGAGAGTCAGCCCTGCGGCTGCTGTTCCTCCGTCACGCTGGCGGGGGGCGCGGGCAAAAAATTTCCCAGGCTATCGCCCACCACGCGGCCCACCAGCTGCAGCATGGTCATAAGGTCGATGTCGTCAAATGCCAGAATGCCATCGCGGAATACCGGTACCCACGTGTCTTTTCCGTGGCGGCGCGAGACTACCGCGAGGCATGGATAAATCACGGCGTTGGTGTCTTCCTCGCTCATACCGGCCACGGCATCGGCAATTTTTGGCAGTACCGTTTCCATGGCACGGGCCATGTCGCCACCCTGATTCGCATCGCGCAGTGACTGGAAGTCACTCAGCATACCGGCAAGCACCGGCAGCAGTTTGCGAGAGACCTTGAGCTGGTCGAACACGCTGAGTTTCGCCAGGCTGTAGCGAACACCTTTAATTTCAATTTCCATTGATTAAAACTCTCCCAGCAGTTCATCGATTTTACCGGCGTCAAATACCCATGCGACGATGCCGGCCACTTTTGGGTTATTCCAGTCCGGCTGTTTCTGGAATGCGCATGAACGGGCGGTGATGATGTCGCCAGATACTTTGTTACGCAGAACGAAAACGTTGTTGCCCCAAAGCGCCGAAGACAGCGACTGCGCGTTGTACATAACTGACAGTTTTTTATTCACCGGAGAAGTTTTCAGCAGGTTCACCGTGATGGTGCCGCTTTTCCCGGCATGCAGGCTATGCATGACTTCACCGTCCGCGCCGGTGGTCATGGTGTTTTTTGCCTCAGACATGGTGACGATAATCCCCTCATCGGAGTTACCAGAACCATAACCGAGATCGATAATGCCGCTCGGCCCCGTCATCGAGGCCGAAATATCCATAAAACTGTATGTGCCGCTCATTGATTATCTTCCTCAGCGAACAACCGTGATAGCCACGGAACCATAGTGAACAGCGCCTGCCAGTTTCGCAGCCACCTGAATCGGAATGCCTTTTCGCGCTTCTCGATCCGCCTGTGACTGGCTATCAACTGAATCCGCCCAGACGTAATAACCTTTGGTCAGCGTGTCGTTAGTGCTTAACTGGCCGATAGGCCCACCGGTCCAGACCCCCGCGGCGAACAGACCATTTTTCTCGGCTTGATCAAGCACCTTCTCAACGTTGGCGATACGCGTGGTGGTACCGGCATCTGTCTGTGGGATTTTGGTTGTGCTGGTATAAAGCGTGTTGAAGTCCGCTGTCTGTACGGCGTTCTGCAGCCAGTCAAGACCGTGGCGCTCGTCGAAGAAGTCACCGTTACACATTACGCCCTGTTCCAGAATCGCCGTGTCGTTTTCGTAGTAAACGTAAACGTTGGCGTTTTTGGCTTCCAGCGCATCAGCCTGAGAGGTGCTCAGGGTTTCGTAGGTCACACCCGGCTCAACCTTGAATTTCAGGGTGATCGTGGTGTTGCTGCCGGTGAAGTCGACAGTAAACGCGCGGCCAAATGCAGACAGCGCCGCATAGAGGCTGCTGGTCGAATACTGGATAAAGGTGCGGCTGTACTTCGCTGCCTTCAGTTTTGATGACAGGTCGGTAGTGGTTGCGGCCACCAGCGCGTCTGACTCAGCAGTGGTGATCCCGAAGATGCGGGATACCGTCGAAGCCTCAATTGCTGCAGCAACGCTAATAAGGTCAGCGTCAGTCGGATAGTCAGCCTCATCCACAGCAAGGTGCAGGCCGTACCAGCTGTTGTAATCCATGATGGCATTAACAGCCTGAGCCAATGTCTCAACACTACCTGTTTCACCCGTTGAGAGCGTTTTTGCCCAGCGCCCCACATAAACCAGAGTGGGCTGTGGTGACTGTGAGAACCAGATGAGAGCAGCTTTGTATTCCTCGCTGTCTACGCCAAAATCATCACCGATGTCATCAGCGCTTGAGTATGCACGCAGGCGTTCGGTGATCGGGATGACAGTGGAAATACCCAGAATCAGCATGGAGCCGAAGTTTCGCCCCTGCGCTGCTTTAGCTGAGAGTGTCATCGTCACGTTAGCAACGCGACTTAATGGCAAACCTTTCGCCATGATTATTCTCCGGTTGAGATTATGACGTTGCCGTCAACGATTGAATTAATGCCCCAGGTGCTGATGACCTTGCGGCGCAGGCGAACCATCACGTCGTAACGGCGTACCCACTGGTTATTGATGAGTTCCGGCGCGGGCCGGATGCTGTCACAGTCTCCGAGCGATAAGCCCCACTGTTTCAGCGTGTCGTTGTTCTGATTTATGGCTAAGCCGTCTCGGAATCGGGCGGCGTACTGCTGGCCTGCTGGCCCGTAAAACGAGACCAGGCATTCCACCAGCTCGTGGCGCCACTGCTCAGAGGTGGAATCCGTCTGGCTGACGAATGCCGGATTGTCATCAGCACCGATGCCCATGACGCCAAAGGCACACCAGTTGCTGTCAGCGGAGGGCATCGCTGGCTGGTCTGGCTGCCAGCGGGCAATCACGCTTTTATTGGGTAATGCCGTAACGCCACGGATCCACCGGCTCAGCTGCACATCCAGCGGCACATCGTAATCCGTGACTGACTGCTGCGGCGTGAGCCAGCCAGGCTCGCCGGTGGTGTTATCACTCAACAGGCGTTCCCCCATCAAACGGCAGCAATTCACAGTGCGCCTGAACAAACCCGGTACCATACGCGGTGTAAGGGTCAACAAACGACACGCGGTAATCACGGCCCTGATAAGTCACGATATCGGCATCGCGCCCGGTCTGGCCCTGCGTCAGCCGCTCAGTGGTGACGATGAGGATTGCTCCATGAACCACGGTGCCCGCCTCCATACGGCGGTTTTCCAGCGATTTATCGACCGTCACCACGCCAGAAAAAGGGGTGGTAGTGAGCGTGTTTTTCCCGAAGCCGTCATCGTTCACGGTCATTTCGCGGCGCGTGAAGGTCAGTGTGGTGTCGCAGAAATCCGGGTCAAAAAGAATATCTGTCACGTCGAGATCAGGCATTTTTATCCCTCACAACGTAGGTGATTGAGCGAAGCAACTGCCCGGTGTCGTATAGCGGTTTGGTGCCAGAGCGACCGCGAGATCGCCGCGCGCGAAGCGTGGCTTCAGCCAGCGGGGAAAGCTGGTCGCCTGAGGTAATCACCTCTTTGGCCGAATTCATGGCCTCTGTGCCGGCTCGATTAAGAAACGCTTCCGCTGATGCGGCGTTACCGTCCAAAACGGCTCTGGCCGCTTGCTTCATCAGCGCCGCCACCTTATCGCGCGACTGCGCAACACCCATGTGCAGGAAGGGGCGCGGCGGCAGCTGCACGCTGTAGGCGGCGACTTTATGCGAGGTGGCAAAATTGCTTTTCGCCTTCTGCACAAACTGCCCGTTGCGTTTGAAGCTGCCATCGTCAGCAATCTGGCGGTAAACCGTGGTCATATGCTCCGGCACGCGGATGGTGCCGCCGAAGCTGTGCAGGTACCCAAGCTCGGCGTTGTTGATTTCCATACCATCCGAACGCTCAGCTCGGTCTGACGGGATACCCACCAGCACCTCCCTGTTGCCGATGTTCTTCAGAGCATCAAGGATGTTTTGCGCGTTGTCCGCGCGGAGAATAAGACCCGATTTCACAGTTGCCGCCCTCCTGCGCCGAACATGCACAGGGTCTGGTAAAACTCCGCACCGTAGCGCGTGTTGTTCCAGAACCCTGCTGCAGGGTTCAGCGTGGCTGAGTTGTCATAGCTGACACTGACCTTGTCCACGGACTTGGACGACATCACACCGTTGTTTGACCCACCAGCACGCCCCAGCGCACCGGCGCGGTTATCACCCGCCTGAAGCGTGAGGTAATGCGCAACGAACAGCTCCACCAGATACGGGAACATACGGCCCAGCCGGTTCTGATCCAGCTGAATATCAGCGAGATTTAACCGGAACTGAATCTGAGCATCGGGATAGAGGGTGGTGCTGGCAAACTGCGGGAAGTCGGTGCGGAACTGATCACTGGTCGGTAGAAGGCTATTTTTTAGCTCCATTGACCTGCTCCGTCAGCTCAGCAATTTTCTGCTTTTGCTCTTCGATGAGTGCATTGCGCTCGGTCAGACCTTCAGCCGCTGCGGTGACCTGCTCCGTCAGCTCACCATTTTTAGTGGTCAGGTCTGCGTTCTGCGTGGTCAGTTCAGTAATTTTTGCATTGAGAGCATCAATATCTGCCTGGCTGGCACCATCACCGGACGTGTCGGTTTTATCCAGCACTTCGGCATAACGCTGCGTGAACCAGTGATCGGCAATTTCGTTTTTCACGTTGTGCACGCCAACCGCAAAATCGGTTTTATTGTGATCGGCGTCATTAAACGTGAAGGGGGTGTGTACGCGAATTCGTTTCATGTTTTTTCCTGAAAAGAAGGCCCCTTGCGGGGCCGGGCATCAGATACCGTCCACGTACAGCATGGTATCGCTGTAACGCAGTTCGACCGCACCGACCTTGCTGTAGTAGGTCACCAACTGGCGAAGGTCGCGATATTCCATCGGGGTACGCTGCAGCGGCACCAGAGGGAACTGCACGTATTTGCGATCTTTGGTGTAGAACACCATGCGGTTAACGCTCTGCATCGCACCCGATTCCAGCCATTTAACCGGCTGAATATCCAGCGGCTTGCCGTTCTGCTTGTACGCGATGGTGTTCTCGGTCAGGTAGTCCAGCAGCGAGCGATTACCGGCGTCTGACACAATCAGGCTGGACAGCAGCGCATACTGATCCGGCGGCAGGCGCAGAGAATCCGGCACGACAGCACGGCCGGTCTGTTTCCACGCGGTGGTGAGGCCATCGTTGATGGATTTCACAATTTCCATCGCCGTGCTGGCTGCCCACGTTTTCGCGGCGTTAATGGTTTTCACCGCAGTCTGGTTGAACAGGCCTTTCACACCCAGAATGGTGCTGCCTACGTAAACCTGACGGTCAACGTTAAGCTGATAGGTCTGGTTCATTGCGTCCAGCTTCTGGGTGTCGATTGGGCGTCCCATCTGCAACGCAGAAGCCAGCTCAAACACCGTCCATGACAGCTGACGCGACCATGGAGTCAGTGGCAGCGTGGTTTTGGTGATATCCAGATCCACACCGGCAATCACGTTGGTGCTGTTGCTGATCCACGATTCGCCATCGGTACCCACTGAACTCGGGGCGGCAAAGCTGCTGTTGGAGAAGCTCGACATTTCGTCTGCGATTGATACATCTTCACGCAGGTCTACGTCACGACTCCAGGTGTATGCCAGCAGCGGCATATTGAGAACCGGATCGAACCGTTCCAGCTGCCCAATCAGGAACGCACCGGAATTGTCGATGGTCTGTCGGTCATAGGTGATCATATTCAGTGCTTTCCTTAAATATTGAATGCCAGTTCGGCGATGCCGTTGGCGTCAGTGGTACCGATGAAGTGCGCGTTTTCCACCAGCAGGGTGTTAGCTGCGGTGGTAGCATCAACCTCAGCTTCGAAACCACCTACCGGCTGTGCCGTAGTGCCACCGCCGACACGGATGTACACCGGGCCATTGTCAGCTACGGTACCGGCATTCACCTTCACGCCAATATAGCCACGCACCAGCGCATCACCGGTGTAATTCGCCGGGTTAGTCAGCTGACGCGCCAGATCCTGATCGGAGGTAAACGGTAAAGAGCGCACGCGAATGCCGTACAGCACAGCAGAGGTATCACCGGCCACCAGCGGCACGAATTTGCCATCCACTTTTTTACCCGCCAGGCCATCGGCGCTGAACGGGTTTGAAGCGTCCATGACAACCGGCTCAACGGTGGAATGGTTGGGACGCGTCAGCGCGCCCGCATAGCTGAACGGCTGAGTTAAATAAATTGACTGACCGGTCATTATTTGGCCCCCTTCTTAGCCCAGAAATCTTTGTTTTTCTCATTCAGCGCGGCAACGTCTGTTGACTGTGCGTTTGCGCTGAACGCTGCGAGGCTCAGCCCGCTGTTATTGCGGCTTTTTGCCAGTTCGGAAGCGCCGTTAAAGATGCTGTCCACAGTCGCCATGTTCATCTTGCCAAAGTCAGCGTTTTTACCTGACAACGGCTCAATGAGCTTGCGGCCATCGGCAGTACGGAACGCCGCGCCCAGAACTTCACGCTTGAGCGTGCCCATCTTGGATCCTTCCGGCAGAGAGAAGCCCGGCAGGATGAGTTCGGCGCGGGAAAGCACCTCCTGCTGATAACCGGCGTCACCGGTCATTTTGCTTTCTTCTTTTTTGTCGCCATCGATATCAGAATCACCCGTTGGCGGGGTCAGCTTATCGGCGATGGCTTTAACAGCCGCTTCCAGCGCAGTCAGACGGGCGTCAATGTCGCCATTGTCATCGCCAGTCGGGTTTTGTTGGGTGCCTGGAGGGACTACAGCATCCGGCCCTTCCACCTTCACTACCACGGTTGTTACCCCATCATCACCATCGTCGATGATCATGTTTTCAGGGGCGTTATTAAGTAGTTCTTCAGCGGCTGCTGAGTCCTTAGTTTTGATGGCCTTGCGCAAATTGCTCAACCATTGCTTGGCTTTGTTGGTCATGCTTTTAGCATCTCCTATTGAACAGACAATACCGGCCCGCCCATTCGGAACAAGCGCGATGTGATTACCACGGATTTGGTACTGGATAGCGCGTCCGGGGCTGGTTTCGTCATACTCTGCGTTGTAGCCACAGGAGACCTGACGAAGGCCATCGTTGATTGCCTGAATGCCTGTTTCATCTTTGATGATGAGGTCAGCAATCAGGAGGTTTGAATTTTCCCCCTGCCCGCGGCGCACGTTAGTGGCATGCCCGATGGTCAGCTGGCGCCAGTTTTTGGGGTCCACAAACAGAATGTCGCCCTGTGCATCCTCGGGATGAAGAATGACAACCGTCATGCCTTCGAAGGAGGCCATCGATTCCGGGGAGAAAACTTCATCTTCGGTACGCGTTACGACGATCTCGCCGTCAGCGTCAGGCGTAATTTCTGGCAGG